TCAAAGAACAAGATCAACGGATGGCACGGCCCCATAAATGCACAGATAGATGTGCAGCGTGGGGTGTACTACTGATGAAGTGGGGGGAAATAGCACCTGACGGCAGAGTATCTATGGGATACCGGCGTGAGAAGAGGAAGGATGGCACCGTTTATGAAAAGGTAAGGTGGACTTCGCAGGAAGCTTTTGAGCGGCGTAGACTCAGAATTAATCGTAGAAACTCAGACCGAATGAAACGGAGAAGACACTGGCTAACTAGATACAAACTCCACAAGGGCTGTGAGAGGTGCGGATACAACGCGCATGGTTGTGCCCTACATTTTGATCACATTGATCCTTCTAAAAAGAAAGATCAGGTATCTCTGATTATAAAGGGTACGATAAAGAATCTCATACTAGAGGTGAGAAAGTGTCGAGTGCTGTGTGCTAATTGTCATGCAGTAAAGACACACGAGGATAGACAAGTAACACGAGGGCAACATGAGCAACCATCAGAATGAAGAGATACTTGAACGCCTCTACGACGAGGAGTACGTTCGTATACAGAAGCGTTGGCCTATGCTATCAGACGAACACACAGAGAAGTTCGCTGCGTACTTTGCACAGAAGCGGTTCGAGGAGGAGTCAGAATGAACGTCCTGACCTTTGACGTGCAGTGCGGGGTGTACTACTGATGGCTAACACTAACAGAATAGGTGACATTACTGAACTCGACATATGCCATTACTTCTTGGAACACGGCTTCGAAGTTTTCAGAAATGTGTCATCTAGTGGGCCTGTTGACTTCGTTACCTTAGACACAAACACAGGCGAGATAACCCTGTATGACAGTAAGACGGTAAACCCATACATAAATAAAGATGGTAAATGTGTGGTTCACTTAACAAAATTAAGTGACGTTCAAAAACGCTTGGGTGTTATGCTTGTGGGTAAGTATGGTGATACAATAATCACTGGAGAGAAGACAATACTATGAACGTACTGACATTTGACGTAGAGACAACCCACACGAATAAGCCCAACGGCGGCACGACTGCGCTGCCTTACTTCGGAAACCGCCTCGTGTCGATAGGCTACAAGTGGCTGGGTGAAGACAACGTGTTTTATCACTGTTACTATCACGAGACTGAGCCACCTACACCTAACGCAGCGCACAGCTTTCAGGTTGCACTCAACTGCGCCGATGTGGTCTTGGGCCAGAACATCAAGTTTGACTTGCAGTGGATACGTGACTGCGGGTTCATATACAAGGGAGACATCTATGATACTATGGTTGCGGAGTATGTTTTATCAAAAGCGAGACGCTGGCCTCTTGGACTTGCTGCTCTTGCAAAAAAGTATGACACAGTGCAAAAGGAGAAGGACCTTGTTCAGCCGTATCTGGACGGGGGCAAGACGTTCTACGAGATACCGTGGGAGATAGTACGAGAGTATGGCATTGCTGACGTGATAAGCACGGAGCAAGTAGCCCTGAAACAACTGGATGCCTTTGGCACTACATTCGAGGACTTATACAATGACGAACGATCTACTGCCGACACTGCGCTTGTCGTTTGAAATGGCCGACACACTGGCCCGCATCGAACGCAACGGATTGCGGGTCAACCTAGATACACTACAAGAGATTGAGAAGCAGTACCAAGAGGAACTCGACGCACTCGAACTGCGCCTCAACGAGATGGCACGTGAGGCTATGGGTGACACGCCCATCAGTCTGACCAGCCCAGACGACAGGTCGATGCTTCTCTACTCTCGTAGGGTAAGAGACAAGAAGGCGTGGTCACAGATGTTCAACTTGGGTATGGAGCGTCGTGGTGCCACGATGAAGCCCAAGCAGCGCACACGCATGTCAGGCAAGGACTTCCGCCTCGCTGTACGCAACAACACGGATGTCGTATATAAGACAATTGGTGAGCAGTGCCGCACCTGTGTCGGATTCGGCAAAGTCCGGCCTGTACGCAAGGACGGCACACCAAGCAAGGCTCTGCGTATCTGTAAGACATGCGGTGGCAAGGGCGTTGTTTATCGCCCGACAAGTGAGGTGGCAGGCTTCAAGATCGTACCGCGCAACGTGCGTGACGTGGCATCTGCTGGCTTCAAGACGGACAAGGACACACTGGCTGAACGCGAACTCGAACTGTCGGGTCCGGCCCGTGAGTTTGCATCTTCGTACGTGCGCTACAATGCGTTGCGTATGTATTTGGGAACCTTCGTAGAGGGGATGAAGAACAATGTCGATGACTACGGAATCGTACATCCGGAATTTATGCAGTGTGTTACGGCGACGGGTCGCCTTTCGTCTCGTAACCCGAACTTTCAGAATATGCCACGTGGTAATACCTTCGAGATACGCAAGGTTGTCGAGAGTCGCTTTGAGGACGGCAAGATCATTGAGGGCGACTACTCGCAACTCGAATTCAGAGTCGCAGGATTTCTAGCCAATGATCAGCAGGCGTACGATGATGTGCGTATCGGCACTGACGTACACAGCTACACTGCTGGTGTCATAGGCTGCTCACGTCAAGAAGCGAAGGCTCACACCTTCAAGCCTCTCTATGGTGGCACTACGGGCACAGAGGCCCAGCAACGCTACTACAGGGCCTTCAAGGAGAAGTATGGGGGTGTATCCCTCTGGCATGAAGACTTGCAGCGAGAGGCCGTTGAGAAGCGCGTAGTGACGCTTCCGTCTGGCAGGCAGTATGCTTTCCCTGATGCGCGGTGGACAAAGTACGGCACGGCTACACACAGGACAAACATATGCAACTATCCTGTGCAGGGGTTCGCAACCGCCGACCTCTTGCCCGCTGCCCTCGTTCGCCTCGACAGCCTGTTCATAGAAAACAAACTACAGTCTGTGATATGCAACACGGTCCACGACTCGATTGTAATTGACTGTCACCCAGATGAAAAAATCATTTGCGTCAAGCTGATGCGGGATGCTATGCTCTCTCTACCTGAAGAGACGATACGACGCTATGGTGTCGAGTATGACATGCCCGTCGAGATTGAGATAAAAATGGGCGATAACTGGCTTGACTTGCACGTCGTAGAGTAGTAATATCTATCTACCAACCCTAGAACGTAAAGGAGATCGAAGGATCATGTTAGGGACAGAACTCACGGAAATGGATAACGACCTTGATAACATCGTAGCGGCTATGTCGAGCGATAACGTCGAGGAGATGATGAAGCTTACTGGACAGGGTGGCGGTGCCACTGAGAAGGTCGGGCTTCCTCGTTTGAACATCAACTACGATCAGGAGACGGACGACGGTCACAACCTCACACGGGGCGACTGGAAGATGTTTCTCAACGGTCAGTACATCTTCGCCAAAGAAGTCAAGCTTCGAGCGTTGCTGCGTACCTACGAGTATTCTATGTGGGATGCAGAGGCCAACGAGGGTAAGGGCGGCTTCTCATGCAAGTCAGTCCAGAAGACTTCATTTGGCGGTGGATTCCCCGACACGCAGGGTGGTAACAAGTGTGGTCGCCTCACTCGTGACGAGGAGGATGCACTCGACAAGGATGACGTGCGATACCTGACTTCTCGTGCTGTCGTCTGTAATCAGGTTATCTATGGACGCATCAGTGGCACGTTCCACTCTGCGGATGGTACGCCTGTCGAGGTGACCGACGAGCCGGTGATTGCTTACTTCAAGCGATCAGGGTTCAAGCCTATCGCAGACTTCATTCAGGGTCTGACGAAGCAAAACAAACTGATGGCGCAGACCAGCATCTTGCTGCGTACGAACCGTCAAAAGAAGGGCAGCGTGACCTACTGGACGCCGATGCCTACGTTCGATAGCACTGTAGCTATCACGGACGACGATAAGGAACTGTTGGGAACTTTCGCGGAAACCGTCAAGGGTCACAACGAAAACGTAATGAATGGGCACAGGGAAGCATCTAAGCTGATGTCAGACGATAGCGATATCGATCTGGCTGCGGATTTCAAAGATGCTGACGCTGCTTAACATTCAGGACTACATGTCTAAGGCTTTGCGGGGGGAGACCAGCGCTTCCCCCGCAGGTCTTTCTGCGTTTGTAGACGAGACGAGACACTCAGTAAACAGGCAACTCACTGAAAAGCGCGGTGAGTATCGCATACGTATGTCCGGCTTGGGTCGCCCCCTATGCCAGCAAGTCCTAGAGAAGAAGGGCATCAAGGAGTCGATGCAGTACAATACGCTGTTTCGATTTATCTTCGGTGACATCACAGAGGCTATCCTCATGCTTGTCATGCGAGAGGCGGGCGTGGACATCGTGGATGCCCAGCGTCAGGTCGAACTGAAGGTGGGTGATCAAACGATCAAGGGCACACTCGACGTAATCATACGTGACGAGACCGGCACAGAGAAGGTGTGGGACATCAAGTCAGCAAGTGACTGGGCGTTCAAGAACAAGTTCACTGGGTTCGGTGGCTACGATGGCCTCAAGGAAGATGATCCCTTTGGATACGTCATGCAGGGCTTTCTCTACTCTGCGGCGACGGGCATGCCATTCGGCGGATGGATCGTAGTCAACAAGTCGAGCGGCGAGGTGGCTATGGTCGAGGCACCGGAGTGGCAGGATGATGACCGTGCCAAATATTTGGCGGACGCTGAGGAGCGTGTCAAATTCCTGACAGACCCCGACGTTAAGGAATTCAAACCCTACCCCGACGAGTTCGAGACGTACCGCCGCAAGGGTGAAACCCTGCGTACAGGCAACAAGGTCTTGGCAAAGGAATGCAATCTGTGTGGCTTCCGCAGTCACTGCTGGCCGAAAGCAGAACTGCACCCCCGTGTGACATCACAGGCCAAATCGCCGCCACAGGTGTGGTACACCAAGCTGAAGACAAGGGAGGTGTAGGATGCCCTATATCTTCGTACGAGACTACGAGATAGAACTGATGGAGATGAACAAGGAACTGCATCACGTCTATGTCGAGTCTCACGGCGGCAGTGGCGGGGAGCGTAAGCTTGTTCGTCTTCGCATGAATGAGCGGGGTCTCCCCCTCACACTGCGCGACAACTACAGTGAGTTGGGTACGCTGTCTTCGGGTACCGAAAAGCGTGACATCACCACACTCGAATCTGAATTGCAGAAGATAGGAAGAGTAGCACACTCTGGAGCAAACGTATGCGTCCCACTGAATCGTTTGACAAACGAACTATCTATAATCGAAAAACTTTCCCCAAGAGTGGCAGGGTACGTGATACAAAGAATGGGGTCGATAGGAATGCAGATATGAAGCGTGGCAATCGCAAGGCAGGGTTCCGGTCTAACTTCGAGTTAGGCATAGCGAAAAAACTGAGTAGCAAAAAAATTCCATACGAATATGAGAGCCTACGACTTACGTACGTGCCCAAGCCCCGCACCTACACACCAGACTTTCATCTTACCAAGCAGAACATAATCATCGAAGCGAAGGGATACTTCGACAAGGGTGACCGTGTTAAGATGCTTCTGATCAAGGAGCAGCATCCTGACTTGGACATTCGTATTGTTTTCCTGAATGCACGGAATAAGATTTACAAGGGAAGCAAGACCACGTACGGTGCGTGGGCAGAGAAGAATGGATTCAAGTGGGCAGAGGGTTCGATCCCAGAGGAGTGGCTAAAAGATGACAACGATTGATGAGGGTGAATTCGAAAAGGCAACCCTGATGCCTAACCGCTGGTACATTATCCTGCGTAAGATCGACGAGGAAAGCTTCCAAGTGTCTGCGTACGATACGACCACAGACGACGACGAAGAGTTCTACGAGGCCGGTACGATTGTGACGAACGGCATGATGGAACTCCTAGAGTCTGACTTCGACAGAGTGATGGAAGCAGGCTTGGCGCGGCTGGCCTTCGAGAGTGTCAAGGAGAAGATGCTTGACGAGGTGGACAGCGACAACGGCCCCGTCGTAAAGCACGAAGACGGTACGAACATAGTCAAGATAGATTTTGGTAAGACGCAATGATCAAAGAGAACTGGACCCTCAACAACTATCAGATGCAGGCTCGTGAGTTTGCCATCTACCCAGAGGACATGAAGATCACCTACCCCACTCTGGGCCTAGCCGGTGAGGCAGGCGAGGTGGCAGACAAGGTGAAGAAGGTCTACCGTGACGGGCGTGACGACTCCCGGTTCAAGGGGGAGATAGCAAAAGAGATCGGTGACGTTCTCTGGTATTGCGCTGCCCTCGCAGATGATCTAGGGTTTTCTTTGCAGCAGATTGCAGAGATGAATATGTACAAGCTGAAGTCTCGCAAGGCTGCTGGTAAGATACAGGGTGATGGAGACAACAGATGAGACACGACGAATACATGAAGATACGCAACGAGGATTACTTGGGGGAGAAGAGCAAGGATGTCGATAACGTCAATCACCCGCCACACTACAATCAGGCAGGTATCGAATGCCTTGACGCAATCGCAGCGGCGACAGGCGACGGCTTCCAATACTACCTACAGGGAAACATCCTCAAGTACCTCTGGCGGTACAGATACAAAAACGGAATCGAAGACCTCAAGAAAGCACAGTTCTACCTAAACAAATTGATCGCAACAAAGGAAGATAACAATGAATAATATGCTACCAACAACCTACCAACAGTTTATCCACAAGTCACGCTATGCACGTTGGCTTGATGACGAGGAGCGTCGTGAGAACTGGGACGAGACCGTGTATCGCTATACAAACTTCATGGCGAACCACGTCAAGGACAAGCACGGCTTCGACATACCCCGTGACGATCTTCTCGACATTCACGATGCCGTGATCGGACAGGAGATCATGCCGTCTATGCGGGGCATGATGACAGCAGGCTCTGCTCTCTCAAGGGACAACATCTGCGGCTATAACTGTAGCTACATCCCTGTGGACAGCCCCCGCTCGTTCGACGAGTGCATGTACATCCTGATGTGCGGCACGGGTGTCGGATTCTCTGTGGAGCGTGAGAACGTGGACAAGCTGCCCGTGATCAGTGACGCTATGCACGAGACGGACACGGTGATACGTGTGGGTGACTCCAAGCCGGGGTGGGCCAAGTCTCTGCGCGAACTGATTGCGCTGCTCTACGCTGGACAGATTCCTCAGTGGGACCTGTCCGCTGTGCGTCCGTCCGGTGCGCGGCTCAAGACGATGGGCGGCAGGGCATCTGGCCCCGGACCCCTAGATGATCTGTTCCACTTCACAGTCGAACTGTTCAAGAAGGCACAGGGTCGTCGCCTCTTCCCTATTGAGTGTCACGACCTGATGTGCAAGGTCGGTGAAATCGTAGTCGTTGGGGGCGTACGTCGCTCTGCTCTCATCTCCCTCTCGAACCTCAACGACGATCAGATGGCACATGCCAAGTCTGGTGCGTGGTGGGAGAACGAGGGGCAACGTGCCCTCGCAAACAACTCCGTAGCCTACAAGGGCAAGCCGGAGATGGGCACGTTCATGCGCGAGTGGCTGGCTCTCTACGACTCGAAGTCAGGTGAGCGTGGCATCTTCAACCGTGATGCAGCAGACAAGCAGGTCGCCCGCAATGGACGCCGTGAGACGGGGCACATGTGGGGCACGAACCCCTGCTCTGAGATCATCCTGCGTCCCTATCAGTTCTGCAACCTGTCAGAGGTGGTCGTGCGTGAAAGCGACACGCTGGAGTCCCTGAAGCGCAAGGTGCGCCTCGCTACGATCTTGGGCACCCTACAGTCAACCCTAACCGATTTCAAATATCTGAGGAAAGTATGGCGGGACAACACAGAAGAAGAACGCCTCTTGGGCGTATCCTTGACTGGTATCATGGATCACTCAATTTTATCGAAGACCGTCGATTCCCCTCGTTGGCTCGAAGAGATGAAGCAAGTCGCCGTAGAGACGAATCGCAAGTATGCAAAGATGCTTGGAATCCCACAGTCCGCTGCCATCACCTGTGTCAAGCCATCGGGCACTGTGTCTCAACTCGTAGACGCCGCTAGTGGTATCCACGCCCGTCACAATGACTACTACATTCGTACGGTGCGCGGAGACAACAAGGACCCCCTGACACAGTTCCTCAAGGAGCAGGGTGTGTACAGTGAGGCGTGTGTGATGAAGCCGGACTCGACGACTGTCTTCTCGTTTGCTATGAAGTCACCAGAGGGTGCCGTCACACGGACACAGATGACAGCCATAGAGCAGCTTGAGTTGTGGAAGACGTATGCTGTTCACTGGTGTGAACACAAGCCGTCTGTGACCATCACAGTCAAGGAAGACGAGTGGATGGACGTGGGTGCGTGGGTGTATGAGAACTTCGACGTGGCATCGGGCGTGTCCTTCCTGCCGCATTCAGATCACACCTATCAGCAGGCCCCCTATCAGGACATCGAAGTCGATGACTACTTGGAGTGGCAGCAGGAGCGGGGCAGTCTGATTATCGACTGGACTGCACTGTCAGAGTACGAGAAGGAAGACAACACATCCGGATCACGTGAACTGGCGTGTACTGCGGGCGTGTGTGAAGTGGTAGACTTGAATGCCGCCTAAGAAGGAAAAGAAAAAGCCACCCCTCGTGTGGAAGAGAGGTGACGGATGGGTTCAATATCACCCCCATCCGCACCACCCCTGTTACAAAGAATGGATGGAAAAAGTTGATAAAAGTAAAGATAACTCCTGAGATCATAGCACGTGCCAAAAAGAAAGCTGCCACTGTAGGCAATCTACAGGGCAGCATCACAGGTAGCTTGAGTCATGTTGTCGGTGCGATAGGCGAGATCATCGTGGCTGACGCTATGGGTGCAGACCAGTCGAACACCTACGACTATGATTTGGTGAGGGACGGGGAGCGGATCGACGTGAAAACGAAACGCTGCAATACCCGTCCCTTTCCACACTACGATTGTTCGGTGGCTGCACACGGGGCCAAACAGGATTGCGACAGTTATGTGTTTGTACGCATCCTGACCGATTCATCGCAGGCGTGGATACTGGGCAAGATTCCGAAGCAAGACTTCTACACGAAGGCAACGAAATACCAGAGGGGCGACGTAGACCCCGCAAACGGCTTCACGTTCAAGGCCGATTGTTACAATCTACCTATTAGTGAGTTGTCTGATGTCAAACAAAGCGTCTCTGTTTAAGTTCGAAGCGAACCTCCTTACCAACGGGAAGGTCGAGTTGCTCTGTGAATCTGTGAGGCCCGAAGAGTTCGAGGGCGTGATCAACAACGGCCTGCCGGAGTACGACGGGGCACACTCCATAGCAAGCCTGTTGAGATACTTGAAGTCTTGGTCAGATGAGGCGATAGATAAGTCGGCCAGATATATCTAGCTTTTGCCCTTGCCGTCTGCAGCAAAGTCAGGAACCATCTTACCGGCTTTGTTCTTGACCATAGTCATTCCGCCGCCTGCCATCATCTTCGGACCCTGCATCATCGTGTTCTGCATCTGATTCTGCTGACCCTGTGTGGCAGTCATCATGCCCCCCGCTTGAGCCTTCTTGCGGGTTTTCTTTTTGGTGGTAGCCATGCCGCCGTACATCATAGGCTTACGCTTTGCAGCCCCGCCGTACATCATGCCCTTGCGCTGGCCATTGGTGTATGTTTTCATTTCTAGTCTCCTACGTTCTAGGTTTTATAAATTCAGGAAAGGCGTCTTCGGGTATAGTTTCAAGCTTTGCAGACTCTACGGACTCTGATACTGGTTCAGTCAGAATAGACCTGACTTCATCCGTATCTTCTACGCCTAACTCTATTAAGGCATCGGGTAAGTAATCTTCAGCATCGTACCCAAGCTTGCCAAATTCCGTAACAATGAATGTTGTAAGCTTTGCAGAGAAGACATCCAAGTCTGCCTTAGTCATGTCTTTTGGAAATTCCATAAAACGGTGCATGAATTTCGCACCATCCTTGTCCGTTGCTGCCATCTTCATAAGATCGATACCAGCCTTACTAGCCATAGAGACGGCAAGTTCTGCAGCCACGTACTGTGGGCTAACCATACCACGACGGATGTTGAAGGCACGGGATATAAGCTGGTTTGTTCCGAATCCTGATACCAAGTTTGTAATCGTAGGGTCGTACTTTGCCATTACAGAATCTGCTTTTAAGTTCATATAAAAAGCTATGTCTTGTAGATACTGGACGTGATCATCGCCCAAGTAGTCCGCTAGGTTTCGAGCCACTACATCGTTATTTAGGAACTTTGCTAGTTCCCCCGGTGTAGACATTATTTCAGCAATGTCTCCCCGACGAGTCTCACCAGCGAGAACTTGAAGACCGCCCTTCTGAAGAAGTCCATCCACAAGAAGCTGAGAAATACCTGCATCAATAACTTCGTCGATATCAACTTCAAAAGATACGTCCTCACCCTCAACACGACGTGTGATTGTGGTGGTTGTCTTAGTAGCATCGCCGCCTGACAGGGCTAACTTAGCGCGAAGTCGCATAGCATCTACTTTTCGAGGATCACCAGTTTCAAAGTATTCCTTTAAAAACTTAGCACCATCCTTGCCTATACCCGCAACATCACTCACTGCCTTTAGTCCGGCATCACCCACTGCAGTTACACTATTAATAGTTTTTTCTTGCCGATTGATTTCATTCTTTATGCGCGTGGCTGTTTTACTAGCTGCATCTCTTACTTCTTTATCTACTTTTAGGAGTGTGCCGAACTTACGCCCCTCGCTTATCATGCCCTCGAAGTCAACAAGACTCACGGTATCTGTATTGCCGTTTACCAGACGCACATTAAATATTCCTTGAAGGTCTTTTATTCCGTCCATGTTAGCAGGCAATATCTCAGTGATAGCTTCTAGGCCCTTCTCTCTGTCCAGTACGTTAAGTGTTTCCCTAGCCCACGTATCGTACACAAATTCTGTCAGGGCTGTAGAGATTGCTCCGTATACAGCCATGCTGTCTTTATCGGCTGCGTCAAAAAACAACTCGCCATTTGGACCCTTGTTTGCAAACTCTCCTAGAAGTCTTCGTATTTCATCCCTAACAGGTGCGCGGTTCATTGCACTGGGATTACGGGCTGCTGCATTTATCTTGTTTGCTAGTGGGCGAAGAAATGTGTCCGGACTCGTAGCACCATACCCAAAACGGAACAAGCGTACAAAGTCAGACTCTTCGCTTGGACCCACACGCTCCGTCAGTGCGCCGAACTTTTGCGACTTGAGGAACTTAGAGCCTGCACCATCCATACGCTGAAACCTGTCAAACCACTCAGCCTTGTATAGGTCAGCAGCAGCCTGCCACTCACGGAAATACTCAGGAGCTTCACTCTTTACAATATCAAGAAGTCGTCCCTCGTATGTTTCGTACTGGTGAGCGAGACGACCATTACCAACTCCTATGGCGTAGTCCCGGAATGCGGAGTACACATCCATAACTTCGCCGGGAGCAGCCTGAAAACCTGTAAACCCGCTCTTGTCCATATGATACATAAGAAGCTTGAGCGGTGTTACGTCCTTGATGTACAGAGCGTTCTTTGAACCATCCTCTAGGAATTCGATACTGGCATTCTGCATCATTCCGTCGAATGTTTCTTTTCCAAGAGAATCCGCCCACCGTTTTGACATGGCATTGAAGGCGTCGTTTACGCGCTTACCCAATGCTCCACTGAAAAACTTTCCCTCTGGACTGAAGAATGTGGACAGCGTTGCGCCACCATCCGGATCATCTTTGGCGAACTCGTACAACTCCTTTATCATACTGCCTATATTTATGGTAGTATTTTCTTTTTCTGCACGTGCATCTAGCCCCTTGAACCCTCGCTTGGCAAGGCCCTTAAATCGTGCCACGTTGTTCATTATAACGGTTTCAAAGTGTGAAGAAGTGAGAGCAGACCGTTTCTCATCCACACGAGACTTTTTTAAGTTTTCTGCCCGTCTTGCGAGGCCCTCGTTGATGCGTGTGCGAAGGCCGTTTCTATAGGCCATTTCATCAAGGTCTTTTCTAAGTCTTTTATTGACATTTACACCCGCAGAAACAAATTTCTCTAGTATTTCAGGTGTTACCTCTTGGAATGTGTCTTCCGTAGACATGTCGATTAAGTCTTCGATATTTCTGTTTAGCTGCGCTCCACCTTCAGCTATCCCCTCTTCACCCCGACGTATAGTTTCTTCTAGGGTTTGCATGTAGTCTTCCAGCATCTGCTTATCGTCGGGGTCTACTACATCTCTCTTAATCAGGCGACGAAAATTATCTAGGGCAAGCTTTGCCTGAGTAACAGTTTGAGTTTGCAATTCAAACATTGCTTCGGCTTCGTTTATTCCTGCCTCAGAGTTTAGGGCGTTAGAGCTAATTTTACTCAAGGCTAATTGCTGTGCTGATCTCATCCATCCCATGTTAGACATCGTGGCGAATGTTTCACGGAAGGCTGTGCTGGCTTCCTCGTACTCCGAACTATTCTCTTCAAATGCGTTTAGGATTCTGGCTTGAAGTTTTTGATACTGCTTCAAACTATCCTTAACCATCGCACGAGAGTCATCATCCAACACTGTGGACAATTTTTGCATGTACTTCAGGGCTTTTCGTTCAGCATACGTTAGACCTTTGCCGCCCCTTGACGGATGACTTTCTATCAGCTCGCGGTACTTGACCATGTCTTCATCGACAAGGACGCCTGTAAAAAAGTCTGGCCCTAGCGCAGGAGATGCAAGCACACTAGCCATATCCTGTATAGCTATACCTACGTTCGCCGCAGGATTTCCAAAGTAACTGTTAATACCTCCGCCTACACGACTAACAAGATTTATAGCAGTCGGACCACCTACAAGGTACGCTACGGCAGCTATCCCCTGTGCAGTCAAACGATCACCGTCAGTCAGTCCCTGCAAAAATTCGCCACCTAAATACTGGGCTGCAGCCATAGGCAGTGTTTCAGAGATTGTCGTTTTAATTACAGGCATACCGTCCATTAGTATTTTGGACTGAAAGCGTTGTGAAATTAGGGACTCTTTGTTTGTTCGCAGGGTTTCAATCTCTAAGTCGTCAGCAAACTTGTATATGTCGCCCTTCTTAAAGCCTGCTTCAGGCATATCATACGTCAATACTTTTCCGTCGAGAGTTCGACGATCATCTAAATCTGTAGATATACGTGCAACTTCATCACTTATGCGAGTAAAACCCTCCTGCGCTTTTTCTAGTTCTAGGGCATTTGCAACTGCACGTTTGTTGAACTTGAAAGCTTTATCCTGTTGTTGAAGTATTAGAAGCTGCTGTCCTGTAGGCAAATTCTCTAGACGCTTGGCGGTACGTCCACCCTTTGCAATAACCGCGTCGATACGGTTACGAACACGAGCAAGTTCCCTCGTGTCGCTAGCTAGTCGTGCCTTTGTAGTGCCCAACATCATTGCGGCTGTATCTATTGCTGCAACACCAAACTGTTCAAATTCTGTTAGCGTCTCTAGGCTTGCATTGAATACATTTTGTGCGATATCTTCTGTGACAAGCATACGCTTACCCCGCAGGGTTCCTCCGGTTGGAGTAGCTATTTCCTGCCCATCCTCACCAACTATTGCCGGATTGAGGATGCGATTCAATCGCTCCGGATCGTCAGCTAGGCGCACTTTTAGCTCCCGACGCAGGGCATCGTCCATATACGCGCTTAATGTTCTTATGCCTACCTCGTCGCTCAATAATTTGCGCCAAGATTCCTGTATCATTTCACGCACAGGAGCGTCTTCTCTCCATATCTTTGCTGCGGTTTTGTAGTCCATGTCAAAGAATGGTTTTTCATCACCAAAAGCACGACCTGCTTGTGCCATACCCCTTGCAGCCCACTCAGTTGCAGCAGTTATTGCGGAGGGCGTATAACTAAAAAGCAGGTCACTGCCGAAAAGAATAGAGCCACGTATGATGTTTTCGTTGAATGCTTCTTGAACACCGTCTGACATGCTGCCGGTGGATATTAGCTGAGTCATAGTCTCTTCGATAAGATCGGTATCATCCGGGGTAAGACCCGGCACGCTATCAAACTTATTGAGAACAGCACCCAGTATCTTCTGATTGGCAATGAATTTTATTTCTTGCTTGCTGTATAAAGCAGGGTCTTCTTCTTCTGTGACAGTAGGCTCAAACGTACCCGTTCCATACGCAGTTTTCGGCCCAATTGAGCGAGACTGGTTGTACACATCCATAAGGACATTGAGTTCGTTTTGTACGTTTGCTCTGAAGCCTGCATCATTAGACTCATCATTTGCGGCTGCTACCATACTTGACAGTGCAGTGGCATCCCGATTACCTACTCCCTCAATCTGACCCGCATTGATCCTCTCTTGGAATCCAGCCATGTCAACGCCAGATCGCTGCTGCTCAAGGCTCTCTTCCATAGACTCGCCCAGAGTACGACTGTCAAACAAACCTACTCGCTCATCTGCACCAGCAAGCGTTCCGGGTTCGCCCGAACTGAACGGAAGTGCGCTTTTGTCTAGGATGCCAGACGTTCCGAACAGTGCCTCACCAGTCGATGCTAGGGTAACTGGCTTGTCTGGCTCCGTAGCAGCAGGAGGCAACGCCGTTTGCGTGTTCTGATCTGTGTCTAGGTTCTGTGCTAGTTCAGCCATGCTTATGTGCCCTGTCCGCTTGGTACGCTAACGTCTGCAGATTGTGATTGTGGTGGCATGTAATTTTGT